GCTAAAGAAGTTTCTGAAGAAGATGATACTAAACTTAGTGGTGAAGAAAAATCTTTTAAGAAAAGATACGGTGATCTAAGACGCCATATGAATGAAAAAGAAAAGTCTTGGAAAGATAAATTTGAGACGCTTGAAAATCGTTTAAGCAATGAAGTAATTACCCCACCTAAGTCTGATGAAGATATAGCAGCTTGGGCAGAAAAATATCCTGATGTAGCTGGCATAGTAGAAACTATTGCACATAAAAAAGCACAGGAGTTATTTAATAAAACAGAAAATAGAATTGAAGAACTTAATGAAGCACAAAGTGAAACTGCTAGAATTAAGAATGAAAATATAATTAGAGAAACTCACGCTGACTTTGACCAACTACGTGAAGCAGATGAATTTCACAACTGGGTAGATGAACAACCTAAGTGGATTCAAAATGCTTTATATGAAAATGCTGATGATGCAGCTTCTGTAGTACGTGTTATTGATCTCTATAAAGTAGATAAAGGTTTAACTGCTAAAGATAAAAAAGCTAAGTCTAAAGCTGCTGCTTCTATGGTAAGCAAAGGTTCTAAGGCTAAAGTAGACGCAGATGATTCTAGTAATAGTATCAGAGAGTCTGATGTAGCTAAGATGTCTAATAGTGAGTTTGAAAAGAAATCGGAAGAAATTACCCAAGCAATGCGTTCGGGTAAGTTTATTTACGATGTATCGGGCAATGCTCGGTAATAAGCTGTTGACAAATATAAATTTAACAGTATAACTAGGGATAATAAACAAAGCCCCTTTTAGGACAACCTCTGTTTATTATTCCAATTCAATAAGTCTAAACAATAAAAAAGAACTACCTGCCAAGTATAGGCCCGATAGTTTTTAAGTAGGCATACTTAGAAAATATTGCACCCTAGAAAATGTCAGCCTCTTTGTCATTATGTTTAGCTACTAGCCAAACATCCAAGGAGGACATAATCATGGCTTTTACAACCGCAGCAGGTTATGGGAACTTACCTAATGGTAACTTTAGTCCTATAATCTATTCTAAAAAAGTACAACTTGCATTCCGCAAGAGTACTGTTGTGGGTGATATAACTAATTCTGATTATTTTGGGGAAATTAATGGTCAAGGCGATACAGTCAAGATCATTAAAGAGCCAGAAATTTCAGTTAGTGCATACGCCCGTGGCACATCAGTTCAAGCACAAGATCTTGATGATGAAGATTTTTCACTTGTAGTCGATAAAGCAAACTACTTTGCTTTTAAAATGGACGACATTGAGGAAGCTCATTCACACATCAATTTTATGCAGCTTGCAACAGATCGTGCTGCATATCGTTTAGCTGATCAATACGACCAAGAAGTTCTTGGTTATCTAGCAGGCTATAAACAATCATCTCTTCACTCATCTGCCGATGCAGTTAATGCTACCACAAATGGTACTGTTGCTGTAGCTTCAGCTGGTACAGATGAATTGCTTTCTAGCATGAAGTTAAACAAAGGATCTTTTGGTAACATTACTACAAGTTCCGCAGGAGCGCACTCAATTCCAGTGGCAGCTCGTCTACCTGGTGCAACTGCACTTCCAACAGCGACTGCTTCACCTCTTATGGTGATCTCTCGTATGGCTCGTTTGCTTGATCAACAACAAGTTGATACAGCAGGTCGTTGGTTAGTCATTGACCCAGTGTTCATGGAAGTTTTACGTGATGAAGATTCTCGTCTTCATAATGCAGACTTTGGTGAGTCAGGAAGTATACGTAACGGACTAGCTGTCAATAATCTTGGTGGTTTCCGTGTGTATGTTTCTAGTAATCTACCATCAGTTGGAACTGGTCCAGGTACTACAGGTACTGCAAACCAAATTGCTAACTTTGGTGTTATCGTAGCTGGACATGACTCAGCTATAGCAACCGCAGAACAGATCAATAAAACAGAAACCTACAGAGACCCTGATAGCTTTGCTGATATTGTTCGTGGGATGCATTTGTACGGCAGAAAGATACTTCGTCCTGAAGCTATCACTGTTGCACAATACAACGCAGCGTAAGGGAGGACTGACAAATGGCTACATATGCATCAAGTTTACAAGCAGTACACAGACCTTCTGCTCCTGCTCCATACTTAATAAGTAATACTATTGATATTGCTGTAGAAAACACAAATAACGCTGCGGCATTAGCTGCAAACGATATTTTGCAAATCTTCACAATACCAACAGATACTCTTATTATGGCTGCAGGTTACGAAGTCGAAGCTCTATTGACTGGAGAATCAAACGACACAACATTCAACTTAGGTATCACTACTGCCTCTACTGGCGGTATTGCTGTTGATATTGATGAGTTCGTTGCGGCAATGGACACAGACGCTATGGCGGTTGGTTCCTATGCTACTATGATTCCTGCAGTGTTTCCGAACCTTACAGGTTCTACGGCAACAACTTTAGATCTGGAACTTCAAGCAGCAGGTACGGCACCGACAGGTGGTAAGATTCGTGTCTGGATGGTTCTTATGGATATAGACAATCCTGGGGATTATGACGCTAATGAAGTTGATAGAGATCTATTAGCTTAAATTACTATAATAAAGGGGCAGGGCAACTTGCCCCTTTTACCACATAGGAGCTACAATGGCTGAGACATACCTTACACTAACTAATAAAGTTATAACTAAACTTAATGAAGTTGCATTAACTTCGGCTAATTTTACATCAGCTAGAGGCATTCAAGTACAGGCTCAAAACGCAATTAACGAAGCCATACGTTATATAAATCAAAGAGAACATAATTATCCATTTAATCATGCACTTGCTACACAGACATTGACAGCAGGTGTGGTATCTTACGCACTACCAGCTTCTACTAAGACAGTAGATTACCACACATTTAGAGTAGCTAAAGACTCTGACTTAGGTAGTTCAGGTGGTAAACTAAAGATACTAAACTATAATGATTACATCGATAAGTATATCTCACAAGAAGATGAAATAGAGACTACTACATTAAGTACGTCGCATACTGACTCAGTAACTACTATCACCGTAGCTAGTACATCAGGGTTTTCTGCAACAGGTAGTTTGTATATAGGTAACGAGATTGTATCTTATACTGCAATAGGTTCGTCTACTACGTTTACTGGCGTAGTACGTGCTACATCATCTACTACAGCAGCCGCTCACGCAAATGGTGTAACTGTAGCGCAGTTTGATGGAGGCGGTCTACCTCAGTTTGTAGTTAGAAAACCTGACAACAATTACTTACTATATCCACACCCTACAAAATCTTATCAAATAAAGTTTGACTATTTTACTTTTCCTGCAGATCTTGCTGCACACGGTGATACTACTACTATACCCGATAGATTTTCTTACATTATTGTTGCTGGTGCAACTGCCTTCGTTTATCAATACAGAGGTGAGGTAGCACAGTATCAATTAAACATGGAATTATTTAATGATGGCATAAAAAGTATGCAATCTTTACTAGTTAATAGATTTGAGTATTTACGCTCTACATACCCATTAGGAACGTCTTCAGTTGCAAGACCTAACGCTTTAAGAGTATCTTAATATGCCAGATAGTTCACAGGTAGAACCAGTCTCCTTTAACTGTGAAGGAGGTTTAGTATTAAATAAATCTACTTTTTTAATGCAACCAGGAGAGGCTCTTGAGTTACAAAACTTTGAGCCTGACATTGGTGGCGGCTATAGGCGTATAAATGGTTTTAATAAATATATAAATCATATTGTTCCTCAGACTACAGCATCTTCAGAGGCAGTATTAATGTGTACTGTTTTTTCTGATAAAGTACTGGCAGCTAGAGGTGAAAAGATATGGACTTCTGCATCTACAACAGTAACTATTGCTATAGCTTCAAGTGCATCTATGTCAGGTTCTGGAACAATTAATGTTTTTAGTACTGCAGGATTTACTGCAAGTGGTACGCTACAAATTGATAGTGAGATATTTACGTATACAGGTATAACTTCTTCTACATTTACAGGTGTAACTCGTGCTACAGCATCTACTACTGCTGCCGCTCATGCAGTAAGAGATATAATTTCAGAAAGTTGGACACTACGAGATACAGGTAGGACTAGTGCAGCAAAATACAACTTTGAAAAGTTTAACTACAATGGTAGTAACAAAATTATTGTAGTTGATCAAGACAATGCACCTACAGTATTTAATACATCATTTGCAGCAACTGACGTAAGTGAAAGTGCTGTAGCTGGTGCAAAATTTGTTACTTCTTTTAAAGGGCATATGTTTTATGCAGGTATGTCTAGCACCCCAGAGGAATTAGTATTTAGTCAACCTTTTGATGAAGATGCTTTTAGCAGCGGTAGTGGCGCAGGGAGTATTAGAGTAGATGATACTATAGTAGGCATTAAGACTTTCCGTGAAAATCTTTTTATCTTTTGTGAAAATAGAATATTTAGTTTATCTGGTACATCTTCTGCTAATTTTGCAATAGCTCCCGTTACTCGTAACATCGGTTGTATTAATGGGGATACTATTCAAGAGTTTGCAGGTGATTTAATTTTCCTTGGTCCAGACGGATTAAGAACTGTTGCAGGTACAGCTAAGATTGGTGATGTTGAACTAGGTACAATAAGTACAAATGTACAACCTATATTTGATGATCAAATAGATGACGCAGTTGCTTTTGAAAGTATAGTTATACCAGATAAAACACAGTACAGAATATTTTTTACTAAAGAAGGCCAAGCTGATTCATTAACTAAAGGCGTTATATGTGTAAGAAAAGGTCAAGGTTATGAGTTTTCTGAAACTAAAGGTATGAAACCTGCTTGTACTGATACAGTAGTAGATGTAGGTGATGTAATTGTATTACATGGTGATTTCACAGGTTTTGTAAACAGACAAGAAATAGGTAATGACTTTGCTGGTACGGTTATATTTGGTAAATATAGAAGTCCTGATTTAAGTTTTAATGACTTAGGTATCAGAAAACATATGCAAAGAGTAATAGTTAACTATAAACCAGAATCAGCTATAGACGCAGACTTATTTTTAAGGTACTATCAGGAATCAGCGGAGTCTTCTAGACCTGCTGCATACCCTTTAGATTCATCGGCTGTGGCTGCTCAATACGGAGTTGGTATATACGGAACAACAAATACATACGGTGGTACAACACAACCTTCTGTAAGACAATCAGTAGAAGGTTCAGGATTTACAGTAGCTTTAAGAGTAAACGATGGTGGTTTAACAGCCCCTTATTCTCTTAAAGGATTTCAATTAGAATATCAAATAGGAGCAAGAAGATAAATGGGTGCTACATACACAAGACAGTCCTCTTATACTGATGGCGATGTAATTACCGCAGCAGATACTAACAATGAGTTTGATCAGTTGCTGGCTGCATTTGCTGCGTCTACAGGACACACACACGATGGTACAACCGCTGAAGGTGGCCCAATAACTAAGCTATTAGGTACTTCTATTACGATAGGTGATGCTACATCAGGTACAGACATAACAGTAACATTTGATGGTGAGTCAAATGATGGTGTATTTAAATGGATGGAAGATGAAGACTACTTTGAGTTTTCTGATGACATACTTGTAGCTACTACAGAAAAAATACAGTTCCGTGATACAGCAATATACATTAACTCTTCAGCAGATGGACAGCTTGACATTGTAGCTGACACAGAAATACAGATAGCAGCTACTACTATAGATATGAATGGTGCTGCTGATATATCAGGTAACTTAGCAGTAGGTGGTAACTTAACAGTAGCAGGTAATGCAACGGTTACAGGTACTACTACATTTAATGGTGGTACACTTACACTAGGT